GGAACACTCAAGATCATGGTTAGCTAATGATGCGTGCTTTAAAATATTATCTATGTCAGTCATTCCCATTCTCCATTTTTAAATACAATCGCGTTAGTCACAATCCTTATACCTGCCCCACTATGATGCCTAAGGTATATCACAGCAAGTTAAGCACTATTAGCTCCAGCAGGATTGTTCTTTTGCTCTGCGCATATGACCCTAACGCTAGCCATTAAGGAGGGTGATATACCTATCCACCATATGCCAGATAAAGTATCGTTACGCAACAGAAAATAAACCCTGCCATCAATGCTATATCATATTGTTGTAATTTTAAATTTTTGAACATCGCGTTACCTTATATTTAACAGCCATGACAGGAATGAACACTAGTAAGATTGGCACTAAGATTATTACAGCCAGGATTTCATCGTACCATCGCTTTTTATTCATCTGTTGTCCTCTACGGCCATACGTTCGAAGATGCCCAAAATAACACTAGGTTTTTCATTAAGCTCTAAGCTTAATGCCATCAACACAGCATCATACAATTCAATGTGTCTTGAATAAAATGTATTATCATTAATAGCTAGCAATTCTAAATAAAAGTCAGCTAAGAGTTGTTTACGATTTCTCATTTATCATCACTCCCTGCTCAGTAATCCTAAGCTTAACATCAGGAAAAGTATCACGCAAAATAGTATGCCATTTCTCAGGATCAGACGTGCCAAGCATCAATGCTTTGTTTCGCAAGATAGCTGCTCTTACGCTAGCTAACGTCTTATTTCTTCCCCATGCCTGTTTACTAGATTTTGCGGTAGCTGTACCAAAGTAACGGTTCATTTTAGCCTCACATGAATACGATAAAGCGGTTTCCCTCTATTGTCATCTAATGCCTCTTCTTTAGTTTTATATCTCATGTAAAATCCCGGTTTGTCAGGATTTAAATTAATATAATTATAAACATTAATCCAATACTCTTTCATTCTACATCCTCCCCACACTTCTCGCAATAAGGTTGGTAGCTCTCAGCACCAAATCTAATCTTCCATCCCTTCTCACTAGCATAATTATTGAGTGCAGCAAAGCTTTTTGTCTGAGGGTCTAGGATAGCTCCACAACTGCATTCATAGTAAATGTAGGCATTTGGGTTTGTGTAGGGATCGTGAGTTGGTTTTAAATTATTTCTATTCACTACTGTAGCGTAGCCTTGTACTACTTCTTCAAAACTATTACCCCACCCCATTTCAACCTCCTATGGTAAAAATTTAAAAATTAAACTCAACACTCCAAGCCCTATACACACTAATGCAGGCTCAGGTCTAGGCCAAACTATAGCAGCAAACAATCCTGATATCAACGCTATGACAGCTATGGTTAACATTTCAATCCTTCACATTCTGCAACTTATTCCTAAGCTGGTTAAGCTCACCAGTCTTGCAATAATTGCTAATATGATCAGTTTCACTCTCCATAGCAATACGGATTGCTTGAATGATGATATGAATTTCTTTAGGTGTTAAATTTAGTAGAGGCATAACCTATGTTTTCTTTTTTGGGAATGGATTAAAAATCATAATCAGCATTACACCAATAATGAATGTTACAATTGGCCAGCGTAGATACCAAATGATGTAAAGCCAATCACTCATCAGCTTCGCTCCACAGCTTCGCAGACAGTTTCCGGCATCGGCCCGGTGTACTGGTATCGAGCGGCACAGCCGACACAGAGCGTCTTGGGCGGCTCTACTCGGCGCGGGCAGTCCTTGCATGTTGGGTGGCGAAGGAGGGGCTTCATTTGTTCACCTGTCGGTCTGGAGAGGAGACCGAACGAACGGCCAGCATCTTGTCAGCAAGCCTATAGGCGACCTCTGGGGCGTCGAACCACTCCGTCATCGGCACGCCATCGCGAGAGGCTGGGCCAGACAGAATACCGTTGAGCGCCTGAGCAGCGAAGTAATCGCGCAGAGACATGCCCATGTGGCTTTTCTGAACCGTGAAATCACCGGCTCCACCGGGATGAGGGAATGCTGGTTCGTCGGTCATTTTCCGTCCTCGTTCATCTGGCGATCTGTCGATGTGTCCGAACCTTGCGGTGGTGTCGGTAGATATCTGTTCACTCATAGCATATCCTCGATTTCAGCAACAGTTTCCTTAACGAAAAAATATACTGCTTTTTCATTGTTAGATGGATCACGATTACCAACTAAATTAATCATTGTGTCACCATGCTTAGCTTTCTTAATTGACGTAATGAAAGCAGCATTGAGAAGCAATGGCAAGTGAGTACGATCAGTATAGATTTCAGTAAGCTTAATGAATTTAGGTACGGTCATTAGTCAAACGCTCCTCTGAGATACAGCAATATAATAAAACCGATAGCAAATCCTAACATTCCACAACCAAGTGGAAGTAGCATGTCACCCGGATATACTTCTTTCATTTAGACCTTCTCCATTCGTTCAACACCAATTTCAGTATACTTACCCCATTGCACTGTACGCTGATGCCCATCCTTCTTCAAGGTCACTGCAACCTTATTGGAAGGCATTCTAAGCGAGCGGACAGTTACACCAATTACCTTTTCACCACTGCCCACAATATCATTGATTTGTAGGTGCTGAGCTTGGACTTTGGTTTTCATTTGCTCAAATCTCCTAACTCAACCCTATCGAGCGGACTTAGTTGCAAGCCTAATGTTTCGGCATAAGCAACCACTTCAGACCAACTAACCCTAGTGCCCGGATCAACCCAGTCAATTTTTCCTTCACCTTTATTCAAGGCTCTGGTACGAAACCAGTATTGGTCTTGATACCAATTTTTAATTTTATATTTGTGATGAGAGCTTATCATCAAACTCTCTCCCCTGTCCTGCTGCACCGCAAACGCCCGTAACGATCAACGCTAATGCCGCGCTCGTACAGCGACCACCGCCAAGCTTTCATATGCTCGTTATGCTGCACATTGAAAAAAGCCTCCAGCATGGCTTCAAAGCCATTGGAGGTATTGGGGAAAGTTAGATTTCCATTCAACATTTTCATTCTCCGATACGTTACAGACAGATAGACTTTAGACGTTTAGAAATTAAAGTCAACAGCTATTATCCAACCACTCTTCCCAATTATAATCTTCCATTGGGTAACTATAGTATACCCAATCCTCATACTCGCTGTAGTCCATTAGTAGCGGCTCAAATGGATCATATTCATTTAGATCATAACACATTTTTAATCCTCATACCATCGGATATAAAAATACATTATCATTATCCGCCTTAGGCTTATCCTTCATCACTCCAACATAAGTTACCTTATATCCTCTAAAGATAGCAGGACAATAGCTGCTCATGGCTATGAATACAGCTATTGTCCATTGGTCGAAGGGTTTGCCCATTAATCATAAGCCGATAGTTCAATCAATTCCACTTCATCAATCTTAACAGCATCCTCTACGGTTTGTTTCAAATCGTCAAGTCTGATAATACGCCTAGTAATTACTCGCGGTGGAATATTTTTATTATTTCTATGCACAATTCGTACTGTCCACATTTTTTATTCTCCTATTTTAAAAATTAAAGTGAGCTAGCATGGCAGACCTTGGGGGTTAATACCATGCTAGCTCTATTAGCTCTTGCATTTCCACCAGCTACCCTGGATAGCGTCAATGCCTTGAACGCGCTTTAGAGCTAATCCCTCTATGCATCCTGAGCATTTACAGCATCCATATTTAGCTACAATCGCTAAACGTGCTCATTGCTGCATAGAGGTAGTTAGTTAGTCCAACTTCTTAGCCAATTTCAACGCTTCATTCAAGCGTTTAATTAGAGCTTCTTTAGCTTTATCCACTCCGATTTCTTCATTGAAATGCTCTAGAGTTGCCACCTGACAAGCAATGAGCAATTTGATTATGTCAAAGTGTTGCACAATCCCTCCTTCTTCTCATACTTCCTAACCGGCTCCCTAACCGCCTGAGCCAACGTCTTACCCATACGAATGCGCATATAGAGCGTCATGTATGGGATATTGAACTCAGCAGCAGCGAGTTTGATTGACTTAAAAGTGCGCTTTTTGTTGCCTAGTGAAATTAATTTAGACATTTAAGCCTCCATAAGGTTTTACATCATTACCATTTTCATCAAGCTTATGCACTTCTGCAATAAGCTCTATTGTTCCGCCGCAAAACGTATTATCAACTTCACTAGTAGAACCAATTGAACCAGTTACACGAGCATGAGCAATTTCATCCAACGCAGCGCCTTTATTTTTTGCTTTAACTCGCCAGTTGGTACCGTCAACATTTATAATACCTTCAAACATTTTCACATTCCTCCATTCGTTGCATTACTATACGGTTTTAAAGTTAGTGTCAAGCGTTACGATAATAAATATACGGACCACGATACAAATCAATCTCAATGCGAGCTTCAATATAGCTATCAGCACTGATCCAAACATCGGTTGACTTAAACAATTGAGTGAAGCCGTTGCTAACCAAATGAGCTTTTGCGGCTGCTTCAGTTTTGAAGTGATTGACCATCTGCCTATCTTCCGTTTGCCTATGATTAAAATATATACGGTTGATTTGGGATTGCAAGCATTATTTTTAAAAAAGTTACAATTATTTTTTCAACCTTAATTTCAACCCTCTCCAAACATACAATCCAAACTTACTAAACCTACTATTACCAAACTTACCCTTAACAGCTTGCTTTTCAGCCCATCTACACAAATGCATAGGACATGCTATTTCGTTCATATTCCATACAGCGTCAAGTCTTTCCTTTAATGTCATTTCTTCAAATGCTCCTCTAACCAAAGCCTCAACAATTCAGCTTGATTGTGGTCTAGCACATTTACTAAACTTTGCTTCTGATCATTCTCAATAATAAATATTACGTACTCTCCCATACTATTTACTCTCATTTGAGTTAAGCATGTTTTATCAAACTTTAATTCTTTTATGCTCATGATGCCCACACTCATTTCTTTAGTTTGCGGATTTCACGTTCAATATAATATGTATCTATTTCATCTTCTCCCATTTCTTCATTGACCTTCTGAGCCGCGGCCTCAATTGCAGCATTCCAAACATTCTTCTCAAACCTATCATACTCTTTAATCTTCTCTTGTGCTTTTCCAAGATCAATCATCTTTCTACTCCATCATCATAGCTTTACAATCACCATCACAAGCCATGTGAAGATGCTTCTTATGCCCACACAATACGCCATGCCAATAACCTTCGCAATATGGACACTTGGCTTTGGCTCGCGTTAATCCTTTAGCTAGCATATTTTTTTTCATTGTCATGGCTTTTGTTATTGTCTCCATTGGTCGCTTCCATTCGTCATCCATTTTTATGACTTTCCAAATAAGTTATCAACCAACCCATCATGCTAATAAACTGCTCCTTGTCAAGCATTAGGGTATTGTGAGCATCATCAGTATCATAACAAATTCCTATTCCGCCATCAGTTCTAACTTCTATAGTTAGTGGTCCGTTCAACGCTTTTATATTAAAATCCTGCATTCTTTTCGTTCCTTTCATACAGTAATGCCCGTCTAAAGAGCCTAGATTTTCGTCTAGCCGCTAAGTGCTTGTTTCTCTTACTTATCTAGATATCTAGATTATCTAGAAGATAGTAAAAACAGACTAGTAAGGGAACCGAGGGTTAGAGAGGAAGGCTCTCTAGATTTCTAGATTTCTAGATAACCATATATTTCAGACACTTAGCCTCTAGACGCCTCCTAGATATTCTAGATTTTTGAATTATAACAAGATCAAATGTCTAATAAGTCCATATCATTTAGAACAAAAGATTGCTGACTAGTATTAAAATCCTTGAGTAACTGGCTTTTTGGAACCTCTCTAATACTATCCCTATCACATAATGTTTTGAGCGTTTGATTGATCGCAACGCTAGGTTTAATTCTAGGATCGCCTGTAAACGGGGTCAATGTTGACAAACGGCTACTAAAGTAAGTCAAAGGAATTACTTTAGCTTTATGCATCTTTTCAGACTTAGCATACTTTTTAATATAATCCCATTCTTTATAATAATAGTCTCTAATCATCCTGACTACTTCCTTAACTTGCTTAGTCTCTCCAGTATGTTTACCAACATCACCAGCTTCAAAACGGGCAGACAAGCTATCAACATCGTTAGTAACCAAAGCTAATGACCATTCAACATGACTAGGCAAAATAATAGGGCTGTAAGGATTAACACCAACTGCAATAAGAGACGACAAACGCAATACTTTCATGTGTGCTCTATTCCATAACTCAGCAATAACATCATCCTGAGCAGCATTAATATTATCAGTAGATGTTTTATCTAATGTATCTAACATCTTTTGCGCCAAGTCATCAGTTTGAACGTTGATAACTTTCTGAGCATGTATAACAGTTTCACAATGTGCCGTGAGTGATGCTAATTTTTCAATCAATGCAAAAGGAGGTTGAACAATATGGGAGTTTTTATTTAGATACTCTCGCTTGCCATTATATTCAATGATAAGAAAACGAGGTAGCAAACCAGCAGAAATCATATCCTCATTCAATGCACCATAAAACAATTTGTGGGTACTCTCTCCAAGAATGGAAACAGCCGGTGACATAGTAGCTGATGTGCTATCTTCTTTCTTGGAATAGATAGAAGCTTTCATAGATTGCCCATGACCAGACTTGTTATAAAGGTCTAACAAATTTTGGTACAGAGCTTTGTCAGCGCCATTAGCAAACGGACTACTGATACGTTCAATAGTAATACCAAACTCACCTAGCACAGATAAGAAGCAATCTGATGTGTGATTAAGATGCTTAATCAATGATTGACCAGAATTGATAATACCGGGACCGATGAAACGAGATGAAGTTGGTACTTGCATCCTAATAGCATTCATAAGCTTATCAATACCAGATGCAGCAGCTTCTTTTCCACGTCCTGTCTTAGCAAGAGTTAAGACATACATATTTAAACCAGTACCACTAATATTGTAAGCTTTCCCACAGATACCAGCCATTAATCCAATAGCAGCAGCTATGGATATCTCTACAGCTTGCCTTGGTGATGCATCATAAATGAATTGCGCAATTTCTCCCATTAGACCCGGTGGAGGAGTATAATTAAAAGAATTGGATTTGGATTTAGGTTTGGTAGGAGTGATAGGATTTGAACCTATATCTAAGCCGTTATGAGCGACTGGCTCTAACCGTTGAGCTACACTCCCATTAAGTTTTCCCTGAATAGCATTGTGCAAGCCATCAAAATCAACAGGTAATGGTTGATTATCAAACGAGCGGTTAAGCATCCTAAGCATGTAATCTTTACGCTTAACTTTATCCCGCTTGCCTAAAGCTGAGCTATAAAAAATGCGAGAAATTTGAGCTAAGTTTTGCGTATAGAATGCAATGATATCAACCAAAGCAAAATCAGCTTCAGATGGTCCCTGATCCAATGGAGTATGAGGAAATACTTCGCGCCATCTGCCATCATAAAGTTTTAAAAATTTATCACCATTAATAGCACTCTTAGCTCGCTCAATAATAACATCATCTGTAAATTCTTCTTTCCCATCTGTGATAACAGGCATAGCCATAGGAGCACCGCCCATCTGCTCCCAAAGTTGATTGAGCAAAGATTGACGTTCAACAATAGGCTTATTATTATATACATTACCAGTCATAGTAAAAAACCGGCCTGTAGAGTATAGCTCTATCTTACTACGCCTTCTACCTGTAGGAACAGCACCTTTAACAATAATATGTAAACCGCAACCAGACGGACTAATTTCAGAATAGCTATCAAACTCACTAAATACTTTAAGTTGACGCTCAATAATAGAAGCATCCCCTTCAGGTTCATCTAAATCAATACCTGTATATTCACTATTGGTAAAAACAAAACCCAATCCGCTATAATTACCAATCTGCAAAGTATTAAAACATTCATCAAAAGTGCTCCAAGCAGAAGGCTCAGTAACGCTAGCTTTACGCCCTGTAATGGAGTAAGGAACCTTAGTTGCTTTTTTATCAGTACCGTTAGGGTACTCTAAGCGCCACAATACCCAATTGGGAAGTACGCGCAATTCAGCTGGCAAGTTTGAATAGAGTGATGCTTGCATGTGTGATGCTTACTTATTCAAATCGGCATTGAGCAAAACCAGAGCCATGCCAATTACGTCAGTAATGGCAACCTTAACTGGTTTGTGCTGTAATTTTAGTTGGGAGTGTATTTCTCGCAACATTCTAGCGCTATCACCAGTTAAACTGATGTTTACGCGCGGTTCTTTAGTTTTTTCTGGATTTTGTGCCATGCCTCACACCTAGGCAAAATTGTGAGTTCCGTCAAGTCCGTCATTTTGCCTGTTGACAGGTAAAATACGCCGTGTATGTTCCAACCGTCCCCGATAGGGGATTTGACATGGTAAGAAGGCCCTGCCAGAGGGTTTCTGGCTACTTAGGAGGTGTCTCATGAGGCGGAACACTTAAAGCCGCCACACCACATACACACAGTTTTAATCCATAGCCCTGCTAGGCCATCTCATATCCCCCGATGGCCTAGCTTTAAATTCAAATGATGGAATTATAGAATGAAAAATATCAAAGTTTCACTAGCTCCTCCCTATCGCCCTGAAAATGAAAATTACATTTCAAAAGTAGAATGCTCTATTGAATTTGATAACGAAGCAAGCGCTCTTAACTTTGTGAGAGAGCTAAACATGCTGATTATCCGTTTCAATGATAAGGCAAATAAGGATACTAACAATGGCTGACATTCGTGAAATTCTAGCTGCTCTATCTGAAGAAGATAAGGCTATGTATACTCAACATCGCAATGAGATGCGCCGTAGCTACATGGTTTCCCACAATCAAACTGTGGGTATGGATAAATGGGCTGAAACTGATGACCAGTTTCTAGACTATATCGATATCATGCTGGCATTGCTCTATGACCGCGCTGGTAGGCTTATGGCTACCAAGGAAATATTGGGAGACGATAAGAGCAATATCGAAAAAGATATTGATGTTATTGAGAGCAATCTTAAGAAGATTAATGTTGCTACTAAGCATGATGGTTGGAACAACGGGGCTGGAGTGAAGCAATGATTTTAGAAGCTAAGCCCCATTGCTGTCAAGAAGCATCGTTGCAGTCTCACGAAACTTACATTCCGTGCAATGCACCAGCAGTTAATATTGTGGGATGGATTGGACGCGATGATAAACCTATCCGCATGTGCCAGTTTTGCTCTAACCATAATGTTGCAAATCGTGGTGGATATGTGGTTGAGCCTTACACTGGACCTACTGGAGCCGGTCAGGCTTGGCCTAAGCTATCAGAAGCCAACCCTTGGCCGCTATCTACACATTCCCTAAATCCTTGGGATAACATGAATGAAGATGCTTTGCTTTTGCTATGGCAGGAGAAGAAAGACGCCATTGAAAAAGCTAAAGCTGATGAAATGGATTTGCGCAAATATATTGTAAAGCGCGAATTTCCCAAAGCTCAGGAAGGTATGAATACAAAGCCTTTGGGCGATCAAGGTTATCAGCTTAAGGCAGGCATCAAATACAATTACAATCTTGCTGACAATGACACGGTAGAGGATTGCCTGAATAAGATTGCCAAGATTGGTAACGAGGGTACATTCATTGCTGAGCGTTTGGTTAGCTGGAAACCTAATTTCCTCCTCACAGAATACCGTGCTCTTCAGGAAGCTAAAGAGAAGGGTGAAAAGTTTGCTAGCGAAGTGCTAGACATTGTTAACCAGATGCTTACGATTACGGAAGGTGCTCCTACTTTAGAGATCAAAGAGCCACGAAAGGGTAAGAAATGATCAAATTTACAAAACTAAAGAGCGATGACCATTATTATATTGCTAAATGGGCTATACAGGCCATATGGCAGAATGAAAACGCTACAATTATAGAAATTGACAATAATAGTTTTCACGTTAAGGAAACAGTAGAGGAAGCTTTAAAGTTGTGGGAGACAACAGAGTGAACGAAAACCTACTAGGCACAATGCGCGACGTATTCCCTAAGCATGGCGTACAAATTCAAATCCAACAGAACGGATTGGTAATTTGGGTCAATGTGGATGGTGTATGCGTATTGAGAATTTTAAATAACGGGCTGACAATACCAGTTGAAATTTTAGATGAAAGAAAATAATGGACATACGCGACCTCAAAGCAGCAGGCGACCATGCCAAGCTATTTGGCTGTAAGTGCATTGTGTATGGTCCTGCTGGTGGTGGTAAAACACCAATCGTCAATACAGCGCCTAGACCATTGCTCCTATCCATTGAACCGGGTTTGCTATCTATGCGTGGATCAACTGTGCCCACATTCGAGGCTCACACTGCACAACGCATAGACGAATTTTTTAAATGGTTTTTTAATTCAGCAGAGACTAAAAATTTTGATACACTAGCTATTGACAGCGGTAGCTATATGGCAGACGTATACTTGCAAGCCTCATTGAAAGGCACCAGCAAAGCTGGTAATAAAAAGCATGGTATGGCTGCGTATGGTGAAATGGCTGAAAATACGATGGAGCATTTGCGAACGTTGTTCTACACTAAAGATAAGCATGTGTATCTTATTTGCAAAGAAGAGTTGGCTGACGTAGAATACCAATCAATTCGCAGACCATACTTTCCCGGTAAAGTATTAAACATTGATGTGCCATTTCTTTACGATTTCATTCTGCGATTGGCTAAAGTAAATGGTATTCCCGGTGCTCCTCCCGGTGAACAATTAGCATTTCAGTGTGTGGGCAATATGAATATTCTTGCTCGCAATCGAACTGGAAACCTTAATGAGTATGAGCCGCCTAACTTCTCAGCTTTGGTGAACAAAGCAATGAACGCTCCATCTATAGGCTACTAAAATGAAGAAACAATTAATAGACATATCTGCTGTAATTAAGCATGAAACTGATAGCGCTTACTTGCTATATGACGGCAGATCAGAAATTAAGAAAGGAGACACAGTACCTAGTGAAATTAGAGTTTGGGTTCCAAAATCACAAGTAGAGAATAATGAAGATGGAACGTTCACAATGCCAGAATGGCTAGCATTAGACAAAGGATTTATTTAAAATGGAAACTAAAACTTGCAATTTGACTGAAGATGAAATTAAGATGTTAATTATGGAAATTGGAAGGGAAATGGACGAAATTAATATTGACACTACTTTAGATAGGCTAAATTATTTCAACCGACGTCTTAAGGCTGAAAAGAAAGATAAGCCTGAGGATCGGTCTAAGAATATTGAAATTAATGAAGCCAACATTACAGAAACAAAGGCAACAGTATCATGGTAAAGAAAGCAAAGCGCGGTCGAAAGGCAGGATTAAAAGTAGGACCGTATAAAATGAACCTCAGTCAAATGATGGCTGAAATTAAAGAACTTAAGGCTAAAGTAGCAAAACTAGAGAAGGTGCTAAACTAATGGATGAAAATACAGGACAGGAAAAACTAGACAAAGCTGTGGAATATCTCAATTCAGATAAGCCAAAGCCCCAACTTGACAGAATGCTTCAGTTCTTTGCTTACGATCATTTGCCGGTACATTTACAGGCTGTCAGTAGACCGTTTAGCGATTTGGCAAATATGATTGTAACTACGTATCCTAGCAACCCTGAGCGTACAGCAGGATTGCGCAAGCTTTTGGAAGCTAAGGACTGTATTGTACGTTCCACCATCTATAAGGATTAAAATCTAATGCAAGTCAACTGGCAGTTTAACGCAAATCAATATGACCCTAATCAGGGTTTTGGCATTCATCCTCCTGCTCAGAAGGTTCCGTTTACTATTAGCGGAACTTCCATTCATGAGACTAAAGATAAAACTGGAGGCTATCTTAAGGTTGAGTTTACATCTCCTCAGGGAATGGTTACTCAAAACTATAACATTAATAATCAAAACCCTAAGGCTGTTGAAATTGCTTACGGTCAACTCTCAGCACTTTGCCGTGCTGTTGGTATCTATCAGATTGATGGTAATAATGAATGTGCCGCGTTGCGCGGTGGCAAGGGCCTAATGGATGTAGGCTATCAGAAGGGCGAGGAGCCTGATGCTGCGTTCCCCGACCGTAAGGGTTATACTGAGCTTAAGCGAGTATATGACATTAACGGCAATGATCCGTCTAAGCCCGGTGCCGCTCCTCAACAGGCACAGCCCCAGCAGACCGCTCAGCCGCTCCAGCAGCAGCCGGGAGGGAATTGGGGAGCGCAGCCAGCCCAACAGCAGCAACCCGCTCAGGCACAGCCTCAAGCTCAGCCAGCCCCTAATGGCGGGGCATGGGCTCCCGGTGGCGGTCAGCAGGGTGGTAGTCCTCCGTGGGGAAATAGGTAGTAGGTTTTTCAAATGATAGAGCACGCTTACTTTAATAAATCCAAAGAATTAGCTAAAGAATTTGCCAACTCAGGTTAATCGTCCGTCCTACAGCTAGCACCAATACAAAAAGATAGCATAGGACTAAACTTATGGGCTGCTATTAGTATGCTAGCAGCCCATTTTTTGTAATAGGAGAATAGAATGGCTAAACGTGATGACCCACACGGGCCTTATATACGATGGATTCATTTTGGTTACGAAGGTTGGCGACCAAAAAGTTATGATACCGTAAAAGAAGCCTTAATAGATGAAAATTATGGTAATGACTTTGTAATAACCAAAATAGTTGATTATGAAGTAAAAGAAAATGCTTGACCTATCCAATCCCAAAGACCGCGAAGCCCTAGAAGAATTAATCAGTGATCTACTTCATTATGATCCTGAAACAGGCCTATTTACTTGGAAAGTAAAGCGTAAAGGTACGAACGGGGTAGGCTCTATAGCAGGCAAAACAGACACTTATGGATATGTTCAAATAACAATAGACGGAAATGTTTATTTAGCCCATCGCTTGGCTTGGTTTATAATGACAGGTAAATGGCCTGAAAACGAAGTAGACCACAAAGATACAATCAAAAATAATAATAAATGGGAGAACTTGAGAGAAGCCGACGATAGTCAAAACGGAGCTAACAGAAATATATACAGCAATAATAAAAGCGGAATTAAAGGCGTATGTTGGCACAAAGCTTCTAATAAATGGTTAGCTCAAATTAGAAAAAATAAAAAATGTATGCACTTAGGGTTATTTTCTGATATAAATGATGCAGCTAAAGCCTACGAAAAAGCAGCAAAAAATTTACATAAAAATTATCATAGAGTAAGCACAAGATGACATTGGATTTAAATAAGCAAGAAGATAGAGAGCAATTAGAAGAATTACTTTCTAAAGAAATTGACGAATTTTGTGCTAATTACTATGAGCAGGGGCATCGTAATCACCTTGGCGCTTCTATGCTAGGGGAGCCATGTTGGAGAAAACTTTATTATAGTTTTAGGTGGTGCAAAGAGGAAAAGTTTGATGGTCGCATGATGCGCCTATTTAACGTAGGGCATTCTGCTGAGCCAAGATTTGTTGCTTATTTAAAAGGTATTGGATTTGAGGTTAAAGAGTTTGATGAAGATGGTGAGCAATTTAGAATTAGCGGCGCTATGGGTCATTATGGTGGCTCATTGGACGGAATGTGTAAAGCTCCAGAACGCTATCAATTGTCAGAAGATTTGGTATTACTCAATGAGTTCAAAACAAATGCCACGGGAGCAAAATACTCTGATGTAGGAGCTAAAGGAGTAGCTAAAGCTAAGCCAATGCACTACGCCCAAATGTCGCAATATGGCTATAAATACGGGTTGCGTTTTGGTTTGTATATGATCGAAAATAAAAATGACAGTGACATAACTTTTAAAATAGTTGAACTAGACTGGAATTTAGGAGCACAGCTAGAAAAGAAAGCTACTGATATTGTATTTAGTAAAGAACCCCCACCGCGAATATCTGAAAATCCTGCTTTGCAAACTTGCCAATGGTGCCACTTTCAAGGGATTTGCCATAAGGAAGCAATGCCTGAAAAGAATTGCAGGAGTTGCAGAAATGCTAGCCCTGTAGAAGATGCGCAATGGTTTTGTTCTACCCACAATTCAAACATTCCGCCTGAATGGATCAGAAAAGGCTGCGATTTATGGCTACCAATATGAATGAAGATATCTATCGCGCTATGCAAGATTACATTAAAACTCTTCATAGTGCTAAAGCTGTTGATGATATAAAAATGAAATTTCAAGGTTATTTACCAATTGAAGAATTGGTAAAACTTTGGGAAATAAAATGATTCAACTTCGCTACTACCAGCAAGAAGCCTTAGACGCTTTATACAATTATTTCCTGACCCATCCAACGGGCAATCCTCTCGTTGGTCTGCCAACGGGCACAGGAAAGAGCATACTTCCTGCTGCTTTTATTCAAGGCGTCATGAGGCAGTGGCCTAACACTCGTTTTTTAATGGTCACCCACATTAAGGAGTTGGTGGCCCAGAATGCCGATGAACTTTTAAAATTGTGGGCAGAAGCACCTTTAGGAATTTATAATGCCGGATTAAAATTGAAACAAACTGCACATCCTATCGTATTTGGAAGCGTGCAAAGTATGGTAAAGCAGCCTGCGTTATTCGGGCATCGCGATATCGCTTTTGTTGATGAAGCTCACTTAGTCTCTGCTGAGGAAAGCAGCCAGTATCAAACTTTTTTTGCGTTTATGAAATTGATTAATCCAAACCTGAAAATTATCGGTATGTCCGCTACCCTGTACAGGATGGGCATGGGCATGATTACGCAAAATGGTTTATTCACTGATGTAGTATACGATAAAACAAATCTTGAAGGCTTTAACGAGCTTCTAGCCGCTGGCTTTATGGCTCCTTTGATCCCGCTTCGAACCAAAACCGAGCTTGACGTTTCAGACGTCAGCATAGTGAAAGGCGAATTTGTTTCCACTCAATTGCAAGGTGCGGTAGACAAAGCGGAGATAACTTTTAAGGCGCTTCAGGAATTTTGCCATGCTTGTAAAGATAGAAAAAGTTGGCTCTTGTTTGCGTCAGGAATTGAACACGCTGAGCATATTGCAGAACAACTTGGAGCATTTGGCGTTGACTGTGCCCCTGTCCATTCCAAGCGACCGAGCGAATACAATGATGCTGCAATACGAGCGTTTAAGAGCGGTGAACTCAGAGCTATTGTTAATTATGGTAAACTTACAACAGGCTTTAATCACCCGGAAATCGACGCCATAGCCATGCTACGTCCTACGTTGTCAGTACCACTATGGGTACAGATGCTAGGGCGAGGAACTAGGCCAGCTAAAAAAGACTGTCTTGTTTTAGATTTTGCGAGGAACACACCGCGCTTAGGCCCTATTAATGATCCGCGTATCCCGAATAAAAAAGGTGCTGGAGGCGGGGAACTACCTGTTAAAATTTGTGAGGCTTGCGGCTGCTATAATCATCCAAGAGTGCTAGTTTGCATTCAGTGTGGTGCTGCATTTACGTTCCAGCAAAAATTAGTCTCAAAGGCTGGTAGTGAGGAATTAATCAGAGCGGCTTCAACAGAAGCACTGCCACAGATTGAGCAGTTTAATGTCATGGGTGCTCACTATGAAAAGCATCCGGGTAAACTTGGTAAGCCTCCTACATTGAAAGCAGTTTATTATACCACTGGACTTCCGTTTAAAGAGTTTGTATGCTTAGAACATTCAGGATTAGCAGGGAAATACGCAAGAGATTGGTGGAGAAGAAGAAGCCCCCTAGACCCTCCATTAACTATAGACGAAGCTCTAACTCATCTGAGCAACTTAAAATGCCCAAGATTTATCAGAGTACATGTAAATAAACTTCATCCAGAAATACTATCGGTAGAATTTTGAAAATGATTAAATCAGGAAATGCAAATGTGAAGAATGTACAGAAAAACGCAGAAAAATAGGCAAAGATTACTATCATGCCAAACATTCCGCAGCCAATACTAAGAACACATCAATATCTTGATTTTAAATCAGCAGTAGACCGCGAAGTGGAACGCCACATTAAAAACCCTTTGGCTTTCCCATTTCAAAATTGTTTAAATTGCGTACACTGGAAAGATAAAGACGATTTATGCGGCTTATATAACAAAAAACCACCAGCAGAAATTATTGTTTATAGTTGTCCTAGCTATGCTGATAGGGGAGAGGTGCCGTATTGAGCCATGATCAACCCAAGAAAAACACACTGCAAACACGGTCATAAATTTAAACCAAATAACGAAACTTGGTTTACCGATATAAACGGCAAGCGACAACGCAGATGTAAAAAATGCTACAATGCTGCTAGAAACAAAAAATGTAAGCTAAAATATAGAACTGATGAAAAATATAAAGAACGAAAAAAGGCTAACGCTAGAAGGTACAAGGAATTGAAAAATGAAAATGAAATGCATAGGCGGAATGTGTGACGGTCAGTTAGCAGACGTTCACGCTGGCTATAGAACTCATGATTATGTCAGAGTGCCTGCAAAAATAACATTTGAATTAAATAGCTTTGAAGAAGATTTGCTAGCATTTAAAGAAGGCAGAACGCCAGAGCATTTTTCTATCCCTTATTATGAATATAAAATATGTGTTCTATCCATGAGTAACCCACGCAGAGATTTGCATTATCTGTGCCCTGTTAAATGGGATGAATGGGAAGCCATAATTTATCTTTTTAGGTCTCACGATGCCGCCTAAACCCCGTGCCAAACCAACAGAACCTAAATCAGGACTACTAGCTGCGTTAGATTTTGTATCATGTGTAAGTGATAGAATTGGGACGCCTCATGAAACTCACGTGGGGTTGCGTAATAAATGGGCTGTTGCCTTTAATGGCATTGTTGCTGCTGGTAGTCCTATCCCTGAGGATATTATCGCCTATCCCCATACTCTGCTATTATTCGAAGCTTTGTCCAGATGTGAAGAAAGTTACAGTCTCACCCAACTCAATAGCAGCTTATCGATTAAAGCAGGAAAATTCAAAGCGGCGGTTCCGTGCCTTGACCCCGTACTGATGCCAGAAGCTTTTCCTGACCCTCAGATTGTGGGCATTACAAACAAGTTTAAAGAAGCTGTAGACGCTGTTGGAGTGCTAGCTAATGAAGCATCGTTGCAAGTAGTAACAGCTTCAATTCTGATGAATGGTCAATCTGTAATATCGACAAACGGAAAAATGTTGCTTGAATACTGGCATGGGTTAGACCTTCCTCCTAACGTACCACTACCAAAAGAATTTGTGAAAGCTCTAACCAAACAAAAGAAAAATTTAACTGGATTTGGATTTAGCGGCAATAGTGCTACGTTCTGGTTTGAAGATGGATGCTGGCTACGTACACAACTTTATGCTGAGCAGTGGCCGGATGTAAGCCGAATTTTAAATCGTGAACCTAATTTGTGGTCTATTGATCCTAATTTCTTTAAAGCCTTGGATAGTGTTACACCATTTAGTGAAGATGGTAACGTTTATTCAAGATTAAACTTACTATGCAGTCACTCTGATGAAGGTAAGGGAGCTACTTATGAATGCAGCGGTATTCCTGCTGGCTTTGTTTATCCAATTAAACAATTAAAAATTATGCAACCATACGTTAAAAGTATTGACTATATGTGCAATGGGATTGCAGACAGTACCTATTGTTTGTATTTTTCTGGTGATGAATGTAGAGGGATTATTTCAGGGAGGCAAAGGCAATGAAGATTTGGTTTGACACAGAATTTATAGAAGATGGAAAAACAATAGACTTACTTAGTATAGGTTTAATAAGAGAAGATGGAGTTAAACTTTACATAGAAAATACAGACGCTGATCTATCCAAAGGTAATGATTGGGTACAGCATAATGTAATTATACATTTAAATTGGTTAGACTATGGAATAGCTAAGCCATACATAGGAGATATGATAAAAGAATTTGCTGGAAATAAACCTGAATTTTGGGCATATTATGCTGATTATGATTGGGTTGTCTTATGCCAATTATTCGGCACAATGATGGACTTGCCTAAAGGCTGGCCTATGTATTGTCTAGATGTAAAACAATTGTGCGATAGCTTAGGAAATCCAAAACTTCCTGAGCAAACCAGTACAGAACATCACGCTTTAGCAGATGCTATTTGGACTAAACAAGCATGGGAATTTTTAAATAGCAATGCCCACACTAAACTCTGATGGCCTAATCACGCTAGACCGCAAAGTCACTCTCAAACCTTACCAATCCCGTTCATTCCCTGAGCGGGAATTTCTTACTGATGCTGAAATTTTAGCTAATGTTGGTGGTACACTTTTCTTAAACGTTGAGAGCTACCCGAATTATTTTCTAATCACGTTCAAGCTTCACACCACTAACAAATTCCTTCAATTAGAATGTGGCAATAATCAAACCTTTAACCCAAAGCTTTTATCTTGGCTGATGTTCAACTATCGTACAGTTGGTTTTAATTCGATTAATTACGATTTACTTGTATTGTGGGCATCATATAAGGAACAGTACGCTCCGTTTTTAAAAGATATTACTAATGATTTGATTATTAATGGTAAACGAGATTGGGAAGTAAAAAAGGAATACAAATTTCAAACGTTTGATACTAACCACATCGATTTGATCGAAGTTGCGCCATTAAAGGGAAGTCTCAAACTTTATGGCGCTAGGCTTCACACTGAAAGCATTCAAGATCAGCCATTTGACATTGATAAAGAATTGACTGAATTTGAAATCAATGAACTTAAACAATTCAATTGTAATCAGCTTTGTATTACTGAGCAGCTTTTCGATTTTATGAAGGAGAGGCTAGACCTACGCGAAAGCTTAGGTAATGAGTACCATGAAAATCTAATGAGCAAGTCAGATGCTCAAATTGCTGAAGTAATTTTAGTTAAAGAAGTTGCTAAACTTAACGGTAAACGTCCAACTAGGCAGGACGTAGAACCGGGTACTATTTACAGATATGAAGTACCACACTATATTGACTACAAAACACCTGAGCTTAAGAAGCTGCTAGAACGTGTAAGGATGGCTAAATTTACAGTTATGCCATCTGGTAAAATGGATATTCCTGAGGAAGTAACAGGAGCAGTGAAAATAAATGATGGATATTACAGAATTGGAATTGGTGGGCTACATAGCTCTGAAAAAACTGTATCACACAAAGCCAACGATAAAAGTAGTATTGTTGATAGGGATGTTGCAAGCTACTATCCTCGCCTCATTACTACTCTTGGATTATTTCCTGCATCTTGCGGACCCAACTTTCTAACAGCATTTAATCGCATTATTGATATTCGTTTAGATGCTAAAGCTCGCAAGATATTCTCAAGAGACAAAGGTCTAAAAATTGTTATCAATGGTACATCAGGAAAATTGAGCGACGTATGGTCTACTTTTTATTCACCTGATAATACAATTCAAATGACTGTTTCCGGTCAACTTGCTCTATTGATGTTTGTTGAATTACTAGAGCAAGAAGGAATTAAAGTAGTATCAGCTAATACAGATGGTATTGTTATGCTAGTACCATCGGATAGGGAAAATACTTATGAACAAATCTACAAATATTGGGAAAGTATTAGTGGATTTACCACTGAGGAGACACGCTATAAGAGTTATTATGCTAGGGATGTTAACGCTTATTTTGCTGTCAAGTTGGATGGAAAAGTAAAGAAAAAGGGCAACCCTTACGCTGAGGTAGGATCACAGTCGGGCACGCAATTAGACGTTAATCCTACTGTGCAAATTTGTTCTGATGCTGTAGAAGCTTTATTATCTAAAGGTATTCCAATTGAACAAACTATCAAAGAGTGCAAAAACTTTACTCGTTTTGTAAACGTTAGACAGGCCAAGGCTCCCGGTGCCCACAAAAACGGGGAATATTTGGGAAGGGTCTTAAGATGGTACTACGCAAAAGGTGAATTAGGTTGTATACAAACTGTAGCAGCCAATAACAAAGTTGCTGATAGTGATGGGGCTAAACCTGTGATGGATTTACCTATTTTATTTCCAAATGATATAGATTACGATTGGTATATAAGAACTACAAAAGGCATACTTGAAGATATTGGATATAGCCCTAGACCTAAGCAGATATCATTTTTCTAAAAAGTTTCCATCTTTCAAACAGTCTGGACCTGCCCGTAAGGAGATACCATGCGCTGGTTAATGAGTGATGTAGCCCTATCCAGATCGCCTTGGTGGAAGTCAGCACTATTTTTTGCGTTGATGGGGCTGTCGTGGATATTTAGCCAAGTCCCCGTGCTGATCCGGCGGGGTGAGTATGCCCGGCTCAAGGACGACCTGGACTATCTGGTTGAGGACGCTCACAGGGCGCTCAACGAGAACTATAAACTGCGGCAGGAACTGCGCGCAGCGCAAGGATTGCCCGAGTTCGAAACAGACGACGAATAAAGGCCCAGACTGGCAAGGAGAGCGCGACAAACAAAAAAAGGGAGCCCACCTAGGCCCCCTTAATTTTAACGCATCCTGAGCAGCCCTAGCCAATCCTAGCTAGTGTTTAAACTTGGGCGGGGGAATGACACTCATAGCCGCGCGATTGAGGTTTTCGGCCGCCTTGACTAGCTCTATGGTTCCTTGTGCTAAATGAGCTTCAGCTTTTCTCAAACGTTCTTCTTGATCAGAGAAATCCTTATCTCCCCGACCATCATCAGAATAAATCCGACGGAATTGGCTTAGTATCCTATCCATCGATTTTATTCCTGATTTCGCTTTTAAGCTCATCCAATGCCCTCGCGGCATTATTGGCAGCACTTGCACTTTCATGAATAGCACTACCAATCCTATCAGCAGCTTCTATTCGTTCGTCATAACTCTCACGTAATTGATTTTCTAACAGTTGAATGCGCAAGTCTTTTTTTTCTTCGCGCTTTTCAGATTTAATTAACATGATCCATAAAACTACGCAGATCAGGCCAGCAATGCCAAGCTTTAAAAGTTCCTGATCCACAATTGCGAGTTCCCCCTACCGTAAAAGTACGGCCGATGCAAGGAAAAGGTTAAAATTGCCTAAAATTTAGTCAGTTGCAGCGTCATCCTCCGCGATCACCCTATCAATGTCTGCTCTCCATTCTAGTTCCTGTTTTGTCATGGCTTCGCGTTCTTCAGCCGTAAGTATCTTATTTTTAAACATAATTTCATAAGCAGTGATCATGTAAGGAGCTATGTCCTTTCCTAGATCATACGCCATTTTGGCAAGTTTAATTGCTAATTGAACATCAGCTAAAACTGCTACCGGGTCCATAATTAAGCTCCTAATACAGCTATGCCAGTTTGAGCAATCAATGCTTTAGCAATATCAATCAAACCAGTTAAGGTTGTATATGCGGCTACAGCACCTTGATTGTCACCAGATGTAATACGATTTTGAGTATCGGTAAAAGCTTTCTCTATTTGTATATCAACATTTCGTATTTGCTTTAAAAGCTTACGATCATGACACGGATTATTAAGAGTTAGCTTTTCACCAGTCTTACAACGAGGTAATAAAGCATATTTGTGGGTAGGCCCTAATACAAATCCGTTATAACTATTACGAGCAGCATCTACTTGACCCTGAGTAACTTTAAAATTTTGAGCCGCTGAAATAGTATCCGATAATGTTTGCATTTCCTTAGCACAGCCGCCTAAGGCTAATGCTACCGCGATCACTACAATGAGTTTTTTCATTTTGCTACAACCTTATCAGTAGGAGCCAACTCAGCCAATTCTTTATCTTTAACCTCAATAGGTTTAGCAAGTGGTGCAGCTTCAGCCGCAGCAGCTAAAAGATTGGCAGTAGCTCCTTTACTAACTTCTGTATTAGGGTCTTTTGCAGCAGCCAATACAGCCTGAGCTTGATTATCTACAGTAGCAGATTTTTTAGCCATCTTAGCGAGCATCACACCAACAATAGGAAATGCTACAATTAAAATTTGATAAAATGAGGTTGCTCCGCTAACAATCATCAGGAAACCCTGATACATTTGATTAAGAGCATCCGTCATGCCTTGCTGTTGAGCAGCGGTCATTAGACCGATGCCAGTAGCAAAACCCAAAATCATGCTACCGTAGTTCCGACCTTCAGCGTACCATTTACCAATCGTTTCAGTAGAAATCTTCATTTCAAAAAATCCTCAAAATTTTTTAAACTTCTCGCTTAGAAAGAGGTGCGCTGTCAACTACAGGCAGTAAAGAAAATCCAATTTTTTGAGGCAAAGGATAGCCATCAGGCCAATTGGAACTAATTATTTCTGATGGAACAAACGTAGCTCTAGATACGCGATCACCTTGATTTCCGCCAACCCCTACTATCCGCCCGTTTTTATCTCTACCAGCAATGATAAATGTATGACCACCACCTGTACGCTTTTTAGTAGCAATAGCTCCTAAAGCTGGTCCTTTAAGCTTAGTACCAATCTTAGCGTTATCTAATGCCCACAAACTATCAACACCTTTAAAACCATTTTTAACTAAACAATATTCAGTAAACATTTTACACCATGCTATTTCGTCATGGTGATAAGTTTTTGCAATGTTTCCACCACAAGCTTTAGCCATAGCCAAAATTACAGGATTGTCACCCTTACCCGGAACTTCAGCGATACCTATATTGTCAATGGCAGTCTTTAACCAAGGAGGCGTTTGAACATCTATAGTAGACTTTTCCATAGCTACTACAGTGACAGGCTTATCTAATGCCTGAGCAGTATCTATACCTACCACACCAGTTACAGGTAAGCCTTGGCTAGTTTGAAATGCTTTAACAGCATCTCTGGTAGCTGGACCAAAATAACCCGTTCCTAATAGCGGATAGTGTCTAGAAGCTAACGCCAATTGAACTTGTTTAACTAGATCGCTAGTAGTTCCTGCTTTTAATGGAGTGTCCTTAACCTGACTTGATATTGTGGGCATTAAAACCACCTCAAACAAGCTATAATAATTATTGTAGGTAATGCAAAAACAAGTAAATTCACCACAACTAATGTTAACGTACTTACATCTTCCATTGAATGCTGCATTTTAAAATTCCATTGCGTTACAACTAACATTTACCATAGTAGAAGTATTGGCACTAGCTGATAAAGTTAAATCAAACCAATAAGCAGTACCGGGAGACAATCCTGTTATAATACCACCTTGAGTAAATGGAGCATTATTAGAAGCATTATTTTGATTTATGGCTAATGTAGATGCTAGTTGTGTTCCAGAAATAGCAGTACCATTAGATGGAGCAGCACCAGTACCATATTGTAGTCTTATAGCTATAGAATTATTGCTCGCATTATTGTTTACCGCTCCAATAAAATCAACTTTAATACGACCGCTATAAGATGGAGTAAGAGTACACGTAGTACCCAAACCCATCATCACCCCAGTTGCGCTAGTAGTGCTTGACGGATTAGCAGGCTGAGCCTGTAAAGTAGTATTAGTTAATGATAATCTTATAGCATTAGTAGAGTTAGTGATACCTGTGGTTAGAGTAAACGCTCCGGTATTGCCAGCGATAGATGATACACCAGAAGCAGTACCAACTGATGACACAGTTGCCTTTTTCAAAGCTCCTGACGCAGCTTGATCAGATAACAATAAGAAATCACCAGCAGCAGGACTGGCTTTAGTTGTTAAAGTAGAAATATCAACATCAGTTGGAGTAGCTACGCCAGCAGTAGCGTTAGCTTTAATGGTATTAGCTGCCATTGTTGCCATTTTGGCATTAGTAACTGCGTTGGCTGCTATAGTAGTAGCTACAGTATTAACAGTACTAGTAACATCACCAGTTAACGCAGGCATTCTAGCTGCTGCGATAGTTCCTGATAAATCCGTAGCAGGAATTGTAGCACTAGCTGTTAATGCGCTAGCACCATTTCCTTTTAAATACCCTGTCAAACTAGAAAATATAGGGGCATTAACTAACGTTTGAACTCCAGACCAACTATTAGCACCATCTAAAAATGGCAGTGTATGACCAGACGTGCCAGTATTAGCAGTACAAGCCGTACCAGCGTCGGTTAAATTTCCGCAAGTAGCTACTGTCAAGCTAACATCTGGTAAAACTTTAATAATATAGTTGACAGTTTTAGAAGGGGGAATGACAGAAATAGGTCTGGCAAACCATAAAATATTTAACGTTCCTCCAGTACCCCCGCCTCCTGTAGTAGAAACAGGATTAGCAGGAACAACAGAGCAATCGCCAGCAGTAACTATAACAGGGCTAGTTATAGCTCCAGCTACGCCAGTAACATTATATTGAGGCTGAGTAGTACAAGTGCCACCAGTCACAGTTAATAATTGAGTTCCGTTGGAATAGCCAGAACCTCCAGCCGCAACGGATGCGTTACCAGCTATACCACCATTAATGCTGTTACCAACAAACGGAGACGATATTGTTAATTCTGAAACAGCAGATGCTTGATTACCACCTGTAGCTGTACCACCAAATCCAACGTTAGTTCCGGGGGTAGTAAAGCCATAAAAAACAGCACCACCATCTATAAGCGTACTGGTTACAGTTCCAGTTGGAGTGTAAGAAGGTAAATTGCTAGATAAAAGTGTTCTAGACTGACTTCCGCCCAAACCAGCTATAGAGTTAGGATCGGTATAAAAAGATGAAGTTAAATTAGATGACGATGCTCCTCCCATATTATTGCGGCCGGGCATATAAACACCGCGCAAATCAGGAATGTTAAAAGTAGTCAAACCATTTCCACCACCCCATGGAAAAAATCTACCAGAAGTAGTAGTAGACACTAACGCTAAGTTGTTAAGTGTGACAGTGTTTGAAGTTTTAGAAACAATAACACTGGCCGCAGGCAAGCAAGCTGCTTCAACTGCACCACCAACATTTAATTGTGAGGTATCGGCAATGGTAGTTATCGTTGCGTTACCGCTAACGCAAGTAATATCTTGAAGTAAAGTTATTTTATCAAATAAACTACTATAAGTAGTGCGGTTTAATTCTTGTCCATATGCAAATGCATAATTAGAAGGAGCTACAAAACCGGACCATGGTAAAATTGTTCCAACCGATAAGCCATCGCCAACTGTACTTTGTCCACTTCCGCCAGCACCAGCAGAGTTAGTAACTTGATCCCAAATTAAATTTCCGTTGCGGTCTTTTACAACTTGGCGATAGGCTCCATTTCCTAAAATCAAAGCTCTACCAGAGCCATCTAAAACAACAGGGTTCGTATTAGGAATTGTAGCTGCACCATCCTGCCAAGTTGTCTTGCGCGTAGTCGTACCCGGAACATAAAAATCCACGGTTCCGGCTGTTAAAGGTTTTCCATCAGGAGTAGTAAACGTAGTCTTGGCTGGCGGTAAAATTGCCGCATTCTGAGCATACGCAAAATGAACTTGCGCAATCATAAGCAGAGACAGAACGAAAGTTTTAAAAATGGAATACATACCTTTAATCCTATTAGTCTTTATAATTTTAAAATTTCGTCACTATATCTGGATGCCCACAATACTCATAATCATCGCTTACGCAAAGTTTAAAATCTATGACCCTATGCGGGATCAGATCAGACTATGGTGTTATTGTAGGCAACGCAGATTTTACTTTACTGACCAACGATTGCTTAGGAGGAGTGTTAGCAACAATCTCCAACTGTCTGATTAAAGCTTCTCTGCTAGGTGCGTCAGTGGGTAATGCTAATTTAGAATAACTCATATTCCTATTACGTTCTAAAGCTTCTATGGCGTGTGTTTTTGCAGCAGACGCAGCTTTGCCACCATATTTTAACGCTGCTAAGCCAACAGCAGTTGCTGCTCCTCCAATATAAGGAGCACCTAAGTATTGTCCTGCTGTTTCAGCGGCTACAGGTAAACCTACATTGATAGCTCGCTCTATTCCGCTTCCTTCTGCTGGAGCTTTATAAGGTTCAAAATAACTATTTTGTACATTCCGCATTTGAGTTTGCGAACCTTGTACAAGTTTGTTATTTGTATCGGCAACTCGTTTAGCATCTTCAAATATTTTAAACATCTTTTCAGCTTCTTTTTCACCGAAAAGAGCAGTCATTCTGCGTCTATTAAATTCTACATCACCAATGTCAGTTCCACGTCTAGCTGCATGTTTAAAAGCATTCATCTGAGCATCATAAGCAAGTCGCGCGCCTTCCTTAGCAGCTTCTAACTCCTTATCGCTCATACCCTTTACTTTTTCTTCAAAAAAAGCAGGATGATCTTTTAAGTTTTTGCTATTCTTTAAAATAGCATCATTACCATATTCAAACGCATCTTGAATGTGAAATTCATCACGATAATCTTTTAAAGCAGGCTTGTATTTACCCCCAGCAGAAGCATCAATAGCATCTACTAATTTGTTTCGTATTTCGCCAACAATGCCCCCTATCCGTTGTTCTGATCCAACAGCGGATTTAGACATTCTTTCTGATACCACTCGTAACATAGATTGAATATCATTTAGCTCTTTAGGATCAGTTCTAAATGATTTGCCATCAGTTAAATATTGTTTAATGCTATTTAGTTCATTAGTAATATCAGTATTAGTTAATCCGGTTTCTAAATTTAATTTAGATTGAACTCCCGGCTTAGCAATATTATCAATAAAGTTAACAACACTATTAGTATCAACCGGCTTAGCATCAGCTAAAGCAGGATTGATTTTTTCTTTACCAACAGCGCGAATGTTATCTTTTAGCTCTTTCAGCTTTTTAACAGGATCAACAACATTCCCTAAGTTAACATTCATATGCTGCTCTAAATCATCAGCAGCTTTAGCTAAACGTTTTTCAGTAGCAGATGCTAAATAATTAACGTGCGGACCCTCAACACCAGCATATAGCTTTTGTAATCCTTGCTTAACAGCAGGAGACAAATCAGCAGGAGTTAAACTAGGATTAGCTCGCATCTCCTTAGCAACAAAACCAGCATTTTCAGGGCCGATATCTTCTACTAACTTTCTAAAAGCTTCATTCTTAGGAAGCGACTTAACAGCTTTATTAATTCCAGCAACAGGCACACCAGTACCAGCCGCTAAAACAGCTTTTTCACCAAAAGAGGCTCCCTTGCTTCCCTCTGGCTTACCAATAACCTTATCTACAAACTCTCCCGTACCTGTGGGTATACTAACAAGCGTGCTTAATGCACCCATACCAACGCGACCAGCACCGCTAGCAGGTTTACCGCTCAAAACATCGGATAAACCAGCACCCATTTCATTGACACCTTCCATGGCTTTACTGCCCACACTCTCAGTAATGCTAGGAAACGGTCTAGTAGTAGGTCCGCCTTTATAGGCTCTATCGTTAAGTTCTCGCTCAGTTACATATTCAACTTTTCCGTTGATTGGAGCACCAGCAGGTACTAACCTTTCTGTTTTGACAGGTTTAGGTTCATCAGGAGTATTCATATAATCATTGATGATGCCACTACTCTTGCTAGTAATAGCAACAGGAGCACCTTCAACAGGACTTGCTAAATAGTCGTCAATAATTCCCATTACCGTCTACCGGGAGGTTCAATTAAGCCAGCATCATTGGCAAATGATAACGATTGTTCAAACTTCTGAAAGTCTTTTTCTTTACCTTTTTTAGCAATCCAATTTCCGCTTCTATCTTTAGTTGCCATTGTTTCTAACATTTTGGACTTAGCGTTATTATCCATCATATCAAAACCAAAAGCTCTCGGGTCTAAAACGTTTTGATTTTTACTAATCCATTGTGAGTATTCACTAGGGGGTAAATTCTGCTGACCAAATAGTAGTGTTTGAGCATGTTGCATCTTACGTAAAGCAATATTAGATTTCACAACATTCTCAATTGTTGCACCACTCATTTTAACATTTGGATTAGCTTCAAATGCAGCCGCCAACTGATCATTAGTACCAGTGTTACCAGCACTTCTAGCAGCTTGAACAAGATATTTTTTAGCTTGTTCATAATCAGAAACACTATCAATTGTTTTCTGATCAACATTAGGAAGCCAAGTAACAAGAGCAGATTTAAGACTATTTAAACCTTCAGTACCGGGGCCAAATGCCTTTTCACCTTGATTTTTAACAATCTCCAATACTCGCTGAGACGGATATAGATCAGATTGAAAGTTTTTAGCTCTAGTCAAATCAGTAGCATAATCCTTACCAGATTGTTCACCAACTTGAGCAATTGCACCAGCCACACCGGGAGCCGCACCAGTAGCGATACGCTGAGGAAAGGCAGCGTCAATCCGATCCGTAGGAGTGGCAGGCTCCAAGTCAGTTCGCCGCACTGTAGGGCCTGTGGGGCCACTTACAGGCCGTTCTACAGGAAGGCTTGGCCTAGCACGCGGCACGGGCATGACACCGGGAGGTGCTGAAGCACCTACAATACCCGGTTGAAGATAATCAGGATTAGGCTGTCCTGTGGGCAATGTACGACGTGTATCAACATTGGGCTGAGTGGGTGGAGGTTGAACCGCCATCTGAGTAGCAGGAACAAAGCCCCCGCCCTTTTCAGCAGATTGCCTTGTTCCGTGATAAACATTAGCACTATCTTGCTGAGTTTCAGGCGTGCCTAATTGAACACCATACTTTTGCATGGTGTCCATTCCGCGACGTATAGCAAATTGAGCAAACGTCTTTACATCAGGAGCTTGATTTAACTCCTCCATCATATGATTGACAGCAACAGGAGGTAAATTTAAAGTTTTAGAAAATCTGGTTAGACGCTCTGCTGCTTGTTGTTTGGTAGCACCACTATCTATCAAGTTAGCCAATTCGTTATTCATTAAGCCAAATTGAGTGCTCATTAGATCAAGCTTTTGCTTATCAATACTAATATCATTACTGATATTTCCTTGAATAGCGCTTCGAGTTTGAGCAATGTTTCTCGCCATATCTAATGGAGATACGGGCAAAGCTTTGCCATAACTAGAAGTGTCAGCTTCTAAACCTGCCATAATTTAAAACCTTTAATAAATAGGATTGCCAGAATTAAAAGCAGATACGCCGCTAGAATTACTACCGCTACCTTTACCATACAAACCTTGATATAAAGCATATCCACCAATATTGTTAGAAAGATTGGCAATAGAATTACCAGTAGTATTAGCAGCAGCCGCTTGTGCATTAGCCCCACCAGTCAAAGCAGTGCCAGCATTAACAGCAGCTTGTGTACCAAAATTACCAGTTTGAGTAGAAGCACCAGCACCAGTATCAACTAAACTTTTTAATCGAGTAAAAGCGTTAGTCTGATTAATGTTTTGCATATTAAAATTATTTTGCCATTCTTGGCTAGCCAATCCTTTAGAAAATGCAGTAGCTCCTTTTAATGCTGCTCCTGAGCTAGCTAAACCTCTAGCTGCTGCTGAATTTGTAACAGCCTTTTGACCTTGCTGCGTTAAAAACTTATAATAATCACTATTTTGAAAATCATCGGGATTAACGCTAATGGGTGTAGTCAATTCAGAAAGCCTACTGGTTAATTTTCCTCCAGCATTTTCACCAATAGCCCTGTATGGTGCCAAATCTTCTCGCGTTTGCCTATACTGATCAGCCTGCATCTGTGCAACGCGAGCAGCATTAGCAGACTGAGTATCAGCAGCTTTATTAGCTCCAAAAATTTGTGCTCCAGCGCCAACAACGCTAGAGCCTATAACTGCTGCTGCAATCCATGCCATATCAGTTAAATCCCAATTCTAATTGGCTATGCCCACAAAACTCTAACCATTCTTGTTCGCTTTTAGCTATAAATGTACGCTCTATGATATCTAAATCTTTTTCATCAGTACCATGTATTGTAGTCCAAACGCAGTCAGTAAGTGTTCTAGCAATTCTCTTAGTACCGGGAGGAGAAACCACTGTGAAAGGTGCCTCAACTTCTTGAATATCCCCGCCTACCAATACCTGAATTTTCCCTTCAGACAAAATATTTAAATTTTCAAATTTGTGAATTTCTCCAGTTAATATAACTCCAGCCGGTATGTGCAATTCCCTAGCGTAAACACCTTTAGAAAAATGATGAATAACTTTACATTCGACCTGAGGCTGTAATTTCATTAATGTTTCAATGGCATATACTTTTGCCATAGGAGTAAGTAACCCCATTCTTTAATCTCCTAAGAATTGAACAGTAGCGGCTCCAGTCCAAGAAACAGTATCACCAATTCTAACCGGGATAATACGCTCACCATTTAAGTTTATAGTAACATCACCCCTAGTTAAGTTTACAGTAGCGGCTCCAGTCAAAATAACATTACCGTTGTCATTAGCAGTAAAAGGAGAAGGTGCTGTTACATCTGCTACCGCTGGAGCCTGTTGAACCAACTGCTGAAAAAAACTATTCCAAGGCGGTAATAACTTTCCGTCTTTACCAACTAAAGGAGCCTGCATATTTGGTACTGGTAGTGTCATTTCCTAGCAGGCTTTCTATCAACAAAACCACCATTAAGCGCAGTGATCATATCAGCAGACCATTGAAGTTTAAAAATCCTATCCCTAGCCATACCCAATCTGTTCCAAGAAGGAGACGTTAAGTATTGACCAGTTTTACCCAAACTCTGCTCAACTGGGTTTCCGTAAGTCTTTCCTTTATCATCAGACCAGCTTAAGCTGATCATAGGGTCTGCTTCTTGATCGCTTATGGTTCCTACTTCCATATCAGCCTGAAAACAAAGATATGTGACCTTAACGTTATTGTCTGTACTGTGGGGAAACGTTCTAACTCTTACAATGGGATCACCATCGTCAGTAGAGGTTTCTAATGTTAATTGTAAAAGTTTCCCATTTTCCCAATCACCAACAAGAATAACACCATAAGCAAACATGCAACAATTAGCACGTGGCCTTAAGAAGTTGCCATTTTCATCATTCCAATTCCATTCGGACCATTGTTTAGTTTTAACCTCGTATAGCCAACCCTTACTAGCTGTGGGAAAAACTAAAGCATAAAAAGCATGGTCGCCAAGCTGAAAACAAAATCCAATAGCATCTGCTAATGTCACATAGCTTTTAAATTCTTGAACAATGCGGGGAGTAGAAATTTCTGTTAAATCATACCCTTGACCTTGAACAACAATGCCGCTACCTTGCTGATCCTGCATAATATAAAATACTAAAACATCCATAGTTGCTATAGAGTATTGAGCCGCGCAACCATGATTGATATAAGCACCTTGCTGTTGCTGGAAATAAAAATCAGCAGCACCAGTACCAATCCAAACTTCAGTAGTACGATTTCCAATTAGCCAAAGCTCGCGATGAACAGAAGCTATGCCCACAATAGGATCATTAAAGCCAGACTTAGCAGCTATGTCTAACGGATCAAAAGCTCCTACTGTGCTGAGTAAAGCAAAGTCCGCATTAGATACAGATATAAAAAATTGATTAGTGGCAGGAACGTTAAATATGTAAAATGTATCTAATAGAGTAACAAAGTCAGCACCATAGAAATTAGGATCGGTGATTTGTGAAAATGCATTAGTAGCAATGTCAATGACATATCCATTAACACCATCTACTAAAACAACTGTAAGCCCGTTATCGATCATGATAACTTGGCTCAGCCTATCAGCAATCACACCAATCAAAACTACAGTTTGATTATTTAAAACATAATAAACATTAGGACCAACTACATAATATGCTGTACCAATGCTGGTATTGTAGGTACAACGAGCAGTTCTAGCAAAATTAGGGTCAACGTATAAAACTGTACCGGGAGTAGGATAATAGGTTACTTGCGCTGGTGCCTGAGGGTCTTGTTGATTAACCTCGGCAAACAAATTTACACATTCTTGGCCGGAGCTTATTATGCTCCTACCGCTGTATGCTGAGCTTATTAATTCTACACGTCGTTGCATCAGTAAGCATCAGCGTTGAAAATGTAGAAACCATTAGAGTTATTAAAGCGCAAGCTAGACGGCATTACTAACTTAGATAATTGTAAGTTAGAATTTTTAATTCCGTTTAAGCCAGCGATAGCAAGTCTGTTGGTTTCGATATTTGGTGGATATTGATAATGAGCAATAATGCGTCTGGTTAAATTATGGTGTATCGGTTCCTCATAATCCTCAGGCATATTAAACTCAGCATCTAGGCTGCTGGTAACATTTGTAACATTTAAAATAAAGCCAGCACCAGTACCACCTAATAATGCGTTGTTTACAGAAAGTTTGTCGTTAATCTTGTATCCTGTTCCACCATCAACAAGAGTGGCGGTTGTAATGATACCACCAGCAACGGTAATGTTTGCTGTAGCCCCACCGCCAAAACTAGTAATATTTGTTAAAGGAACAGCAGGATAAACCCCATTAACGTATCCAGCACCACCAGATACAATAGCGCTTTGTAAAATAACTACTTTAAATCCAACTGGGCCTTTAACAATTAAATGTAATTCATACTGTTCATTTGGTATAGGCCAAATGAAAACATTACCATAAGGAAATGCACCATCATAAAAATAAAATTGAGGCCAAGAGTTTAAAGTCTTAAGCCCAATCCTGATATAATCTTCATAGCTCCAGATAGGAGTTAAAAAGTAGCTAACTTGATCGCTACCACCAGTGAGTTGCTTAAAGTAAGCAGCTTGAATTTTATCAGGACGTAATGTATTGTAATATTGACCGGGGCCAATTAAATTAGAAATGGCATTGTTACCATTAGCTTGAACGTCGATTAAATTAGGAATTAACCAACGTTTCTTCTGCCAATAGTTTAGCATTCGAGTTAACAGCGTAAAGCAATCGTTAATATCCTCAGCGAGCGGGGTTTGACCAACGCCAATAACCCCCGCCTCTTTCATTGCTAAGGTAACAAATTCTCTAGCTGTTGTCATTTATTCACACTTTTCATCAGTAGCTTTTAGAAATGCTAGAAACTCTACTGACGTTAATTCCGGTTTATTGGCGTTATGCTCCTCAAATTCCTCTTGAGAAATCTGAGGACCAGCTAGCTTACGCCGTTTAAATTCTTCTAACTGTTCTTTAGTTACTTCCATTACCAATCTTTCTTAGATTTGGTTTTCTTTTCAGTATTATCAACAGCGCCATCAGTATGTTGCGCTAATTCCATCTCATTATTAACAATAATCCGTTTACCCTCAATCTTGCTATCTACCCACATTGGGAACTTAGTATGTCCTAACTCATTCATAATATTGGGGTCTTTACCAAAACCGGGATGTGGGTTTTCAACCGTATAGCCTAATGGAGCCTTTGGACGGCTATCACCAATACGATCAACATAAGGGACATCCAAATCCTTAGGGGCACCGGGAAATTCAAAAATTGGCATAGATTTTTCCTATTTTAATTTAAAATTAGGTGTTGACAGTCATAGTAGAAGCAGTTATAGTAGCTAAATCAACTGAAGGAGAGAGCAAATGAAAATTCAATATAATCAAGAAGATAAGGTGTGGCTACTAATCAATGATAATGGTATTGCTACTGATGAATACGAAACTGAAAATGAAGCCAAAGAGGCTATTATTGAGTGTAAGCGTGCTAATACCTTTCACAGAGACGCTTACGGCATTGACTGATGAAGAATTACAATCAATGTTTAAAATAAGTTCTTTAAGTCAATGGAGAACTTAAACCTTTAGGGGCTGGCTCATCACCAGCCCCTAATCATTTAAATCTTATCACAAATAACACACAGCCACTCAGGCCGGATGTACTTGAAGCCAAAGAGCACGTCCAATCGAGTAGCTAACTGGTCAGTCTGCGGAAGATAGTCAGTTAACATACGCATAGACACACCATCAAAGCTGGTGCGTGCTGCTTCTTCAACCGCCTTCTTGGGCATAACCAAGTCAGCAGTAGCCATCGTAACAGCCTTTTGCGTGTAGGCAAGAGACTTACGATAGACGCTAGAAGCAGGGGTAACTAAGCGTACCTGAGCATTGTTAAGCGGCAACGCATCAACAGTCTGGTACTGCTGATCAGCGCCACCAACCAGACCACCAACCGGGCCAATGATACCCGGATAAAGGGGAAGCGAAGTAGCACCAGTGATAACATCAGCAGTGATAACAAACTGACGCAGAGTACCAAGAGACTGCTTAGTAACACGGTTAACAGCGTTAACACCATCAATCGTAACAATATCACCCTTACGGAAAGTACCAGTGATAGCAGATACAAGCAAGTTTCCGCCGCTGGTAGAGGTAGACTGTCCACCGGGGGTAGCCGCACCACCAGCAGAGAACGTGCCAGTAGTATGCTTAATCACAGTCTGATCACGGAAGAAGCGATCATATCCTAAACCTGACTTCATCATGCCGCTACGGAACTGAGCAGAAATTTCCGTAACAGGATTGAGCAAGCCAGCCAGCGAACCAACCGTGCGAGCATCCGTAGTCGGATCATTTACGCAGCGGCGATCCATCATGCTAGCGCCTTGGTCATCTAGCACAGCATTAGCCCCTGTGAATTGATCCATAGTAGGGGAAATGATGTTACCAGCACCATCGGTATTTGCCACAAGATTACAAACACCGCCTTCAGCACCATTCATGATGGTCTGCGCGACCTTACCACAGAGCGCGTTAACCATAGGAGCCATAACAAGCTCGCTATAACGGTCAATGCTCATGGTACGCTCAGCAGTGGTGTAAGGCGTAGCAACGTTCTTCTGACTGGAAACAGTCAGAGTGGTAAACTGCTGCGTATTGTCCTGCAACTGCATTGCAGGGCCATCGGTCACAACGAAGTCAGACGGCAGACGAATGCGAAGCGTATCGCCAATCTTTGCGCCGTCTACTGCGAACTGATCATCGTATTGAGTATCCATGTTCATGATGAACAGGTTACTATTCTTGAACAGCATCACAGCTTCCGCAGTGATCATGTCAATAGTGAGATACGTATTTGCCATTTGAAATTAGTCCTAAATTAATGGGTTGATCTGATGGAAAATGCTGTTGCTAGGAGCAGCAATTTTAAAACTAGCCATCAGGGCCATTAACCGGACCAAGGCGGGGTAGGAAAAACAGGGTTTGAGCCAAACCAAGAAACGCTTATGCCCACACTCATTGCGTAAGTGTGGGCATTCGTCAAGCAGATTTTAAAAATTATCTCAGTTAAACCCCTGGGCCTTTCGTCTTTCCGCCATCATACGCTGCCGCTTAGCAACATAGCTATCCATGTTTTTAGCATCAGCCTCAGTCAACGTAGTAGAGCCATTAGACCGATTAGGCTTAACAGGCGTAATCGGATCAGGCACTTTAGAAATTTGCTTCTTGGGTGGTTTCTTTGCATCTGCCAATTTAGTTGAAATCTCCACTAGCCTTTTAGTCATTTTAGTTGGTTTAAGTGCCCAAATTTCTTCAGCCAATTCATCGTCGTTAGCAATATGAGCTAACACTTCGCCGCCATTATCCATATCTTCCAATACGCCAATCATGAACGACGGAATAGGGCCGATATCTTCAGCAATTTCATAAATTTTATCATTAAAGTCTTTATCTACTTTAGTAGCTTCTTTTTGAATTTTATCACAAGCTGCTTCAAACTTAGTCTGAATTTCCTTAGCTTCTTTCTCAGCAGCTTTCTTAGCCGCTAAAGCTTCAGCCTTAGCTTCAATTTCTTCAGCCGTGAGCTTCTGATCAGGATTAGCTTCTAACTGAGCCTTAAGTCTAGCAATCTCAGCTTCAGCCGTTCGCTGTGCAGCTACCGCCTTATCAATGCGGCGTTGCATACGCTCCTGTTTACGATTAGCTTTAGCTTCAAGCTTTTCCTTAGCCTCTCGCTCTTTTTTCTGCTCCTCAGTTTCATCCTCAGGATGGTCTTTTACTTTATCGTCATCTTCCTCGCTTTCTTCTTCGCTTTCTTCATCGTCGTCATCTTCCTCCCCCTCTCCTTCTTCATCGTCCCCTTTGTTATCTGATTTATCGTCAACGTTTTGTTCGCCACTATTTTCCTCCTTAACAACATTACCCTTAGCAAGCTGCTCACGTAAAGCAGCTTTAGGGTCTGTACCATCATTATTACCATCATACAAAGCGTATGACAGGAGAGAACCACCATTTAACAGATGTTTAAACATTTTGCTTCTTTCTGATTTCTTCTATGATTGCATTTTTAATTTCTAAATATTTAGGATTTGGCTCAGGTAATACTAATTTTTTATCAGGATCATTAAACTTTTTATTTTTTGCAGCAGCCTCCCGTTTATCCTCAGCATTCTCAATATTTTTTAAAAATTGACCTAGTTCCCACAAACTGTATAGGGAAAGAGACTTACCACCATATTGAATGTCTGACATTAGCAAATCTTACCTACAATTATGAACATAGAAACAAATAAAGCAATAACCACAGTGTAGCCAGTAATTGCTATCATTGGTCCTATCGGAAAACCTTTTTCGTCTGACATTAGCAAATTTTCTTTAATGCGTTCATTTGCTCTTTAGCCAAAGCCTTAACATCTTTCATTAAAGCTTTGTCGGCTTGCAATTTCTTATATTCTTTAATGGTACGCAAGGCATCCTCAGCGCGATACTTGCGCTCGCGAGCTTCATGTGAAGCTGTTTCCTTAGGCTGATCATAATCACTAACAATCTTAACTGGAATAGGCTTAGACTTTGAAGCCTTAAGCTTTTCAACAGGAAGTTTTTGCTTAGCCATCATGACACCTTTGGTGTATTTAAAATAATAGGTTTGGGTTTTTCAGTATCAGGCTTGTAAAGAATGGTCTTTTCAAACTCAGGTAAACCAGCAGTCTTACCCATCATGTCTAAATCAGGATCATTAATACGTTCCATCAACGCTTGATAGATAACCTCTTTACTCTCAGCAGGAGTGCTGTCTTTACCAAGAATAGTAGTTAATGCTTCCACAGCAGCAGGAATAAACTTCTCCAAATGACGCCTAGCAAATTCACGAGGGGTCTTAAATTTTAAAAGATTTATTACATCATTCTGCAATTTAATTTTAGTCATACCACTAGAGCGAGCAGCATCATAAAAGCATCCGGCAAATTCACCGGCTGTTTTTTCTACAATAACGTCTGAAGGGTCTTTTAGTTTTCGCTGTAGGCTCATTTCTTTTTCTTCTTTTTAGATTTTCCAGCTTTATCCATAGCAATAGCTACAGATTGCTTCTGTGGGTATCCACTATGTACAAGTTCACTAATGTTTTTAGATATGACTTTTTTAGAACTACCTTTTTTAAGTGGCATTTTAGTTCCTTATGATTTTAGTTCAAAAGGATTGTAAGGTACTGGCTTTAATTCATAACCGGGAGGTAACACAACTGGGTCAGATTTAACTATAGTACCCACAATAGAACCATTACCATCATCTTCCATTTTTATAATTCTAGTTACTCTATCTTTTGATACTTCAGGGGCTTTAAAGTAACCATCACGCCATTGCTTAAAACCATCTGAACCTTTTACCTCAACTATGTAATTTGGTTTTCCTGTTTTCCTAGGGTCAGTACTGCCATAGTTAGCGTAGCTCTCAGCGTCTCTAAAATCATGAGAAAAATTTGTACCTTCACCCGGTACACTAGCACTTTCGTTAGATTTTATATTTTTACCAGAACCTATAGTAGCATTATACTCAGCTTCACTCATCCCTCTATAAAAATGGTCAGGTTTGGTTAAAGTTTCTAAACTTTCATGCCCGATATTAGCCCCTTTTCCACGTATAATTAAAGGAGTACTCTTAGCTAAACTCTCAATAGCCACTCCCGGCTTAGAGCTATCAGCAAATAATGTACTAGTTAAAGCCCCATACTTCCCCGCCTGAGGGTCAATCAACCCATTATCAATACCATATTTTAGTGCATCCTCTCTGCTGAGAAAATGCCCCTTATCATTGACAAAACCAAAATTGTATTCAGCTAAATCCTGTCCAGACATAGCCTTTTTCTGGAAATCATTATACAAGCTATCAGGAATAATATCCTGATGCTCTTGACCGGGTTTGCCCTTATACAAACGGTTATTATGCTTTAATGCTGGCCTAAGTGAAGGGGTAGCATTAAGAGTTCCACCGGGGGAGGCTAATCCACCAGTCCCCGCTAATGCTGACATTTCCGATGCTGCTTCAATCATTTGTGGGCTAGTATGAACGTCCCCCGTTTTAGGGTCAATAGCCCATTGATCTAAATTGCCCTGTAAAGCTCTACCAGCAGCAGTAGTTCCACCTCTAATTAACTTTTCGGGCCAAAGTTGTAACCGCTTTTCATCGTCCCTAAATAATGAATTTAAAATTTTATCAATATTATTGCTAGCAGGAGTGCTATTATTCACGCCAATAGAATCAGCAACAGACTGAGCACCTACAAAGTTCCCCATAGGATCATAATCAGTTAATTCACTCAGTCGGGGCATTTTGCTTCACAACCTCATGATATTGCCCATTACGTTGAACGTAGTGCTTCCCGTCCGCAGCCATGCGGGAACCGGGTATCTCAGGAATGCTATCCACGTCGTCAGCCGTGCCCTGTGGTAAGCCTATCGGCTCCCCGCCCTCATGCATACCCCTCGCTCGTTCAAGCTCATCAGACGTGTCCGCTCCCGGCCCTCCAGCCTGCAAAATCTCAAGCAAGGTTTGCCGGATGACAGGCTGAAGCTGCTCAACCGAAATTCCCGGCCCAGCGTTACCAGTAGCAGTTAACCTATCAGTTAAGGCTCTAAAATCCTCTCTAATTTCAGCAACAGCGGTTTTAGTTTCATTAAGAGCTTGCGCACGTTCCTTAATAGCTAGTTCTCTATCCTTATCAGCCAATTGCTGTTGCAACTGAGAAATTTGAGCTAGCTGCATTTCAATCTGCTGAGCAGCTTGGTTCATAGTCTGCTCAATTACAGGATCGATACCGTCACCTGTAATGTTCTTTGGAATAATCTTACGCCAACGTTGCGCCAATACCTGAGCCTCAGGAAAGTCTGCAACCTTCCATAAGATATCACCAGCAATACCCATAAACTGCTCATTCTGAGCAGCAATTTGAGTAAGAGCGTTAAATGCTTCCTGACGCCTAGTAGCGAATGAAGGCCCTACATCGGATTGAACGTCATATATGCCCACATTAGGATTGAAAATCAAATCAACAATTTGCTGATTATTATCTTGAGGTATTTCGCCATTTTGATTATCAATCTTCTGCAAAGCCTGTTCTGCATTAGGATCGATAGTAACATTCATAATAGTATTGTCTTTAGCCTCAATACGCATTACTCGTTTAGTGTCATAAATCTTAGGAATGAGATCAATTAAAATCTTACCAGTAAAACGAATGGCCACAGCTTGATTATCAATAAAATGATACGTTGCTCTATCACCTTGGCGTTGCCTAGCATTAATAGCAACACCTGATTTAGCATTTTCATTTTCTCCCATCTGTGCCTGATATTGACCAGACACCATCATCATTTCTTCTTGAGCAATTCGCATTTGCTCAACATAAGCAGGAGATGACTGAGGAGGAGGAATACGAGTTGGCGGACGTAATTGCCTTCCTTCTTCATCATACTCATTGTATGGAAGAACAGAATGGTTATCTAAATTAGCTCTACCGTATAAATCTTCAAAACCTTCCATTGCAGCAGGAGAAGCAGCAATAGGAGATTTAGTCTGTAACGCTCCAAATTCAACGTTAGCAGATGAATTGACATTATAAATACGCTGAGGGTCTAGAAGCGCGCGGGTATGACCCTTGCAATCCCAAATACCATCAATAACTGTTTCAGTACCAACCAATCTTACAATTGGAATATACTTACCAAGCCATATCTTACGATCAATAATTTGATGGCCAGCAATTTTATACCATTCAATGGTTTCTTTTAATTCATCTTGCTCACGGTAAGTTTTTTCTTCTTCTGGTAAATTATCCTCGCGAGCTTTAATTTCTTTAAAAATTTGGCGACCGTCATCAGGAAGTTCACTCCATCTGATAGGCCCAACTTCTTCCCCTGTTGTGGGCAAAATGAAATAAACTAATTTATCATCTTCTTGAGACTTGCGGAAATATTCAGCAACTCGTACTATATCTTTTTGATACCAGCCATCATTCTGATTTCCAAACGCAACATTGCCAACATCCTTGAATTTAGGATGCTGAGCCTCATACAAGTCGCGTGCCATATCATCGAAGATAAAACCAAACCAAGCATCAGAGCCGTCAACTTCATTGATATTGGGATCAAGATAAACGTTAAGGGGATTTTTAATACGCCTAATGAAAATTTCTTTATCGAAGGTGCCAGTGATCTTTTCAACTGTAACCCTCCAATAACCCCAACCTGCTGTTACCTGATAAACAGAAGCATTGTCATAAACATTCTCAGCACTAGAAATATACTCAATATGCCTAACAACTTCCTGAAATACTTGAGCAGCTTCGAAGCTAGCTTCATCACCAACAGGACGAATGTTTACTCCCGGCTTATTCTGCTTTCCATCGTTAATGATCTGTAAACAATGCTGCATAGTCTTATTAATTGTAAGACAAGGACGCTGCAAAGTTACGCGATCACCAACAACCCAATTATCCCACTGATACATATTATTGCTATCAGCGTTTGCAAATTTATAGTCATAATTAAACCAGACGCGGGCTTGCGCTTCCCAATCCTCACAAATTTTAAATCGCTTCTTGGCTTCAAGAAGGATTTCATTATCTGCTTCCTGTTGAGGATCAGACTTATCGCCAAATGAGGATGACCAAGCCATTATTTAAGCCTTATATTCTAAATACCAATTTTTAGATTTACAATAATTTAAAATTTTTTCGTAACTCCAACCCTTCATATACTTAATTATTGGAGCTATATTACCACTATCCATATCATAACCAGCCACAAAATGAGGAGCGGTTATCCTGATTAGCATCAACTGTGCCCCATCCAAGCCCTAGGCTGATTAGGTACTTTAAAAGTTGGCTTTACCTTCTTTTTCTTCGTATCATCCTCAGTTCTCAGAGATAATGCAAAAGTTTGCCAAGCGTCAGCACCGTGGCTCCAAGGTGTATCATGGTCAGGCTCTCTTGAAAAGTTTCCTGTTTCCTCATTTACTTTGTACGCATAGCGAGAGAGACATTGCCAGCCATCTTTAGTGTTTTCTTCATCGAAATTGCAAAGCTCAAATACCGTTCTAGCCGCGTTAATGCCCACAGCTTTCTTAGCAGGACGTTGAACAACAATAACTTTAAAACCAGCAACTCTAGTTAAATTAGCAATAGAACGAGCAGCTAACGTTTCATTGTCAGCATCATGAGGTTGATAAACAGTCCCATAGTTGTAACCTAAGCTTTTCATATGTTCCAAATAGTGAGGGAGCTTTTTCAGTCTGTTTTCGTAATAGTTGATGACGTTGTATTCCATCCCAACTCGTTGAATAAACCATATAGCAGTACGATCGCTGTGGCCCAAATCCCAAAATGTATAAACAGGCTTAAATGGATCATACTTAACCTTCTTCCTGCGACCATCTACTAAGGTTTGCCTAAGTTCATCAGCGTAAATAGCACCATCTAAAGTTTGCTTGGTGTAGCCTTCCCACACTTCAAGATACTTAGTCATATTGTGAGCTTTTAAAAGTTCCATTTCCCGCTTCAAATCAGGCGGAAACCATTTGTTGTCATAGTAATTTACCTTAACAACATAAGCATAACGTTTGCGCTCTATTTCATCATACCTAGCCTGCTCATCAGCAGGAAGGACTATGCTGCTTTCTGTAACTCTATTAAACCAAGCTTGATCCTCTGTAGGAACTTCAGTAGAAATCCAGTCAGGAGCGTACTGCTCCTTTTTTACAATGTAACGATCATAAGTTTCATCATCATCTAATTCAGGATTGAAGCTAATCCAAACCTCAGGGCCTAAGCCAAACGGACCACCTAAACCATCCTTAGAGCTTTCATGCTTACCGCGAATTGTGGGCATGAGTTTATCCCAAGAAGATTTAGAAGCATTGTTAGCTTCCTCAACCCAAGCTATATCAATTTTAGCAAGTGATTTAATTGAATTAATTTTATATCTTAAACCAGAGAAGATAAAGCGAGAACCGTTTAAAGTACAAGTAATGGACTTATCTTTAATATCAAAAGCCCATTCTAACCCGTAATGAGTAATATAACTTTCAATTGTCTCTTTAACACTCTCTTCAATTGAATTTTGAATTTCACGTAAACAAAGAACACGCAACTTACGCTGCATAGTAAGTACGATTAAAGCAATAGCATAGCCATCAGTTTTACCAGCACCGCGACCACCATAAGTAATCTTTAAACGGGCTGGTTTAAAAAGAAATGCTAGTTTCTCGTTAAACTCAATTTCCATTTATCTAACTAAAGCGTCCCATGATGCAGCCTGTGTAGGAGTAAGAGCTACGTCTAGCATCATTTGAGCGCGAATGCTACCAGCAGCGTCACTGCCACCTGTGGTGTAGCCAACACCAAGAGTGGCGACACCCTGATTAGCCCCGGTAATTAACGTTCGAATGACAGTACCTTGACTGTTATTATTATCAACTTGACCATCCAATGATCCATAGGGGTTCAATTTTGGGCTTGGTACTACAAATCCAGTTTGAGTAACACTGCCTACCACACCATCACTGTAGACGCTTTGCGTCGTGCCATCATAGGTAGCAATGGCAGTATGAAAATCAGTAGCTAAACCAGCAATAGCTGATGTTGCTGTTTTCTGTTGTGTAGCATCTGTAAAGTCAAATGATAGTGTTCCCGGTGAACCAGACAGATGCGCAAGGGACATTCTTGATGAAAACTGCCCCATCGCAAAATGATACAAATTATTAGTATGATTTTTCTTATAAGCTACAGCTAATGTAAGCTGTTTATAACGACGAATTGAATTATATCGCCCTCCCCCATAGTTTCCTGTACCAGAAGATGTATTAGTCCAACCCGGCAAAGTACCGTTAATGGCGGTTGCACTATAAATACTGCTAGCAGGTGTCGAAGGTGTAAAATCACCACCACGAGGAAGGCGCGTAGCACCATAATCAAAAATTTTGCTGACTTGATTGCTACCATTCATAGCAACGCAAAATTCTGCCATGGTCAAAAGACGAAGATTGTTCACTAGATTATTAGAAACAAACCAAGCGTCTACAGTATCCATAAATGTACGATTACAAGTAGACATATCAGCACCACCTAATGATGCTCTAGTAAGATGCGCATTTACTCTAGCATTGGAGGTTGAGCACCATGTGCTCACAACACGATTTTTCTTCTCAACTCCAGCATTCAAATAAACTAATTTATAATATGTTAAAGCATTGAGCGACATTCCTGTATCAGTTGCAGTACCTCCTGAAAAATCTCCAACCAAAGTAGTTTGCGAACCAGCAGTTGTTCCTCGATAGAGCCGCATAGTGTCAGTTGGCAATATGCCAGAAAGCCAATTGATAGATGCAGTTGAAGCAGAACAACTAGCCGATACTCCAACTGGAGCAGCGCCAGCCGCAGTAGTTCCATCAATAATCTCAGTATAATAATCTAATCCCTGTTGGGCCAAACCCCCGCAAGTATAACCATTGATATTTATCCCAGCAGAAGTAGTGCTGGACTGCGATAGGGTATAGGAGGCAAGAAAACCGGGTGTAGTTGCTGCGACACCAGTAATAATTGTATTATTAGAAATATTAGTTCCTTGCAGAAGTGCTCCTACTACAACAGAATTTGTAACTATTGATGCAACATCAAGAGTTGTTCCAGTTACTTGCCCTGTAATTCTAAAAAGACCAACCACACCCCTAGCTGGGGGTCCAGATGTTCCACAAACTCCTTGATTTTCATAACGAGCGCCACTTACAATTCCTAAACCATTTGTACCCCCGTTTGGAAAACCAAGATTACCGTAATAGTGTAGAATTCCATCTTCTAAATAACTACTGGCCGCGTTTAAGTATGTCGGACCCGGATAATTGCCAGCGTATGCTGATGAAATATTAACTGGAGCAGGGGATGCCAAAGAATTAAAATTAGCATCAATCGCAGTTCTAGCTATCCATTGACTACCAACACGAACGTTTGAAGCGTATGTACTATTACGAGTAGGAACCCAATCTTGCGCACCAATAGTAGTACGCGGAAAAGATGAGCTTATTTCCGTATCGATAGCGCTAGCACCTGTGCAAACACCGGGCGTTACATTAGGAATGCAGGTATTAAAAAAAGAAGAGCTAGTGACAGGGTTCCATATAACACCATCCGTACTATTCCATTTAGCCATTCCAAATACACCGGGATTCTGCGGGAAGTTTGCTTCATATCCAACAGAATACCAGTTATTAACCCCAAGCCGAACGATCTTTTGATAGCTACTAAAAGGACCAAAGCTATAAACGACGTGCGTTGGGGTCGGAGCGCTAAACGATACCAGATCATTAGATTTAATGTAGCCTGTTTCATTTAGGATTCTGCCGCCTGCCGCAGTTCCTTCCCCATAAATATAAAAAGCATTCGCCACATCATCCGGATTGCACACCAGATAAGGAGTCATATATAAGTAATATGAAGTCTGACTAATAGTCATTGTGCGGGAGGTAACAAGCTGAGCAGCCCCGCCAATAGTGTAAGTTCCAATCTGAGCCGTTGCGCCGGTGCTTTGCCCCGTGATAGTAGCCTGTGTTACGCCTGATCCAGTGACAACTGCCGAACTATTACCATAACTAATATAACCAGAAATAGCAGTAACATTTAAAATGTTACCCGCTCCTCCTGATCCATTTGATATATCTGCTGTTACAGTAGCAATCTGCGCTAGTGCTGTTGGGCTATAAGGTAGAATTTGACGCCCAGTAGACGGCCATATACCCGGATCATTACTAAAACCTAACCACCATCCCTGAGCATCAGCCTGTGGAGAACCTGACGCATGGTCTGCTGACCATAGCCACGCATACTGACCATTGGCCGCCGCAACAGCAGTCCCCGCAGAGCCACATGCACTATCTAAAAGATTGAATGGGCGTTGCCAATAAACACCATCGGTATAATAATAATCAGCCGTACTAACAGCAGGATTACCTGTACCCGGATTATAGTAGTTAGATGTATCTTGCCACGCTGAACCTTTTAATCCAAAAACATTCTCTATGCGTAAATTTGGATTACCTGATGGAACAGTACCACGAGGAAACCTAGCAAATGAAACATCAAATGCCCACACTAAAACTATCAGACTAATTAACGCTAAAATAATTCTTTTCATGGTGTTTGATCAGTTTGAAGTGTAATAGAAAAAGTTGGATTGACGCCGCCAGTTCCAGCTAATGCTAAAGAAGGAGCCACACCAGACTGTACCCATATTGCTTCAGGTACAGTCATATTAGTGTCGCCAGAGCATCCACCAGCAGAGCCGTTACAAGTAACACCAGATGGTGTAATAACACGAGTTCCAGTTTGCTTAACATTAATAACAGGAACCCAATTATATTCAGTCCAATCGGATTGCTTAATGGTGATATTTTGAAATTGACCAGTTGGGTTAAGAGTACCAGCGCCGCTACCTGTATAAGCTTGTGTAACATCTATTGTTAAACTAACTAATTTACCTTGCCCTGTCATTGAGCCAATGCTAGCACCAGCCGCTTGCGTAGTATAAGTCCTTTTTGAAAATGAGCCAATAGGCGCAAGTGGTGTTGCACCATTTTGAATATTCATAGCTGTGAATACAGGATCACCAGTGCAAGTATCGCAAGTAAACTTATAAACTTGACTAGTTTTAAAAGTTATATTTCCTCCCAAACTAGTAAGAGACGGAAAACCACCTGCTTGATTTGTTTGTAAATTAACAGGAGCAGTACCCCATTGCACTGTTTTAACAGCACCATCACAGCGACCGCGACCGACAACGTATATAACTCTATCATGGAGGTGTCCGCGAGCGGGGCCGGAAATTCGGTCATGGTGGTGAATGGGGCAGCAGGTACTACTGGAACGCTTAC